TTAACTGGCATATGCAAATGATATGCTAGTTCATATATTGTCAGTTCTTCAGGAGTTAGTTTCCCTAAGCTTCATATACCATACCTGAATAATTAACGATTTCAGCAGATAGAGATGTCAACTCTTCCAATGGGAATGTTGCAATATCATCGTCTGACAATTCATCTGCACCTACAACAGCAGAACGAAGAATCACACGAAGAGTGTTAATCTGGTCTTCCTCAGAGGTGTTCTTTGTAGCCTCTTGGATTTTTAGAACTTCATTTACTGTGAGCTTTTTAATCTCAACTTTATCGCCCATGAAGTCAACTTTTTTACTAATCTTTTTACCAACTAAATGTTTCATTATATTTCCTTACTTTTATTTATTATCATTAAATAGATGTTTATTATTTTCTTGAAAGTCATCTAGAACTTTTCTTACTGTATGCAATACAGATAATGTTTCCATAATCTCTCTTCCTGCTATACTTTCTTTATCGAAATCTTGAAATCTTTCAAATGATTTACGAATACTAATATCAACACTACGTCTCATATGACGGAATGTAGTCTTCATAACGAATGACTTACTAAATGGTGGTTTATCTTGATTGTTATCAATCATACTTATCCTTAATATATACTATAAATACTACCAAGGGGAGCCTCAGATCTCTCTTTAGCGTCCCCTGGTAAATGGACTAGAAACTAGCCCAAATTGTCATTAGGTGAGACCAACAGTCGCAGGACCGAAGAAACCGCCTTGTGAAGACAATGTTAGTGTAGCTTGATTAGCGTCTGTTAACTGTGGGCTAACTAATAGGGCTTCGATTTTACCAACGAAGTAAAAGTTAGAGTTATTAACTGAACCTAAACCAGTAGCACCTGCAGTAGTATGTAAACCAGCTGGCTTAGCATTTAGCATAGAGAACTGAAAAGCATAAACTTTACCATTACCTACTAATGCACCTAATGCTGAACTAGGAGTCCACTCAGAAGGGATATAGTTTAAGGTAACTTCTAAGTTAGGTGAATCAGACTGGCCTTGAATTTGGCTAGAAGTCTTTTGACCATAAACAGGTACGTTAACGATGTTAGCTGGTGTACCAATTTGTGGGAATTCACGAACATTTTTGATTTCAGTAAATGTAGCAGCACTAGTGAATTTACCAACTAGTTCTGTTAAATCATCTACTGATGTGAGATCAGTGATCTCGGTTGTGTTTACGGCCATAGCTGAGAAAATACCAGCTCCGATTGATGTAATATGTGCCATGTGTTTTAATCTCCATAAGCTTTAAAATTTATTGAATAATCACCACGATAAAGAGATTTATCTGCGGGATCAAGGCCAAGCTGCATTACTGTGCTTGCGCCAAATTGGGTTCCATTTGTCAAAGTCTTACCTTGAAATAATGAATCTATAGTATCAGCAATAGTGAACAATTCTGCATCACCATTACCTGCCTTGACAAAGATCGATAGTATTAACATACCTGAGAATTTTTTCTTAAACCCATGAGCATCAACTGTACCTCTTCCTGGTAGAATACTAATTCTAATAAAAGAAGTAGTAGTATCTATTGTTCCACTGTAGTTGGCAGGATACGCTTTGTATCCAGTTGTTGTCCATGCGCTTGAAGCGAATAAACCATATATGTCTGACTTTAGTTTACTATACATACTCATACTCCTGCTAATGAGAGTACAACAACGAAATCATCTTTTGAAATAACATTACAACCATATTCTACACTACTAACGGTTACCCGAGAATAGCTATCGAAGTTAATTGTAGGATTACTCTTAATTGTGAGTGAAGTTGTAGTCACAGGAATACCAGACTCAAAAGATTTACTAGTTCCTAGAAAGCCTTGAGCTGTATATGTCTGATCCGTTTTTACAATCGAACCAGTGGTAAAATTAAATCCACTGACGATCTTATTGTCAAAAGTAGCTGTTACCGAAAGATCCTTTAATTTCTCAAAGGCAGTATCCACGGATTGTTGTACTTTTGATTTAAGGGACATTTAATTTGCCCTCCACCATTGAGTAGAACCTTGGTTTACTAAAAGTGGTTTTAGGTATTTTCTAACAAGATTAGGAACTACTGGAGTCCTAGTCGTATCATTATTACTATCTTTCAATGTAATAGTACCAATTGAAATTTCTTCAAAGTTTTGTGTTTTATTATCCAACAAATTTTCGTTAGATAATAAATGATAAGCCATTTCTAAAACAGCTTGTTTCATTCTTTTTGGAATCTCAGTTACACTAAAGTTAACCTCTTGTCCTAATCTAGGATCAAAAATATAAGCCCCCTTACGAGGCCATGCAAGACTCTGTGTGGAACTGACAGCAACACCAATAAATTGATTTTCATCAAGTATAAGAGTTGCGGTCACTAATGCTGACTCCTGATCATCATCCTGAGCATTTATCCAAGCACCCGCATCAATGCGAGTATCGAAATATGCATCAGCTTCGACCATAGTTACATATGTGTTTGTACCTAGGACTAGTGCCATCAGTTCCTCCTAATGGATTAAGCGTGGAGAATAGGTAGAATACCTAAGTTCAATGCATTCATTTTACGTGCCCATGAACCAGCGGTACCGAAAGCAGCGTTAGTAGCAAAAGCATTAGTAGCGCCAGCCCAGTCATAGCCCATTGGATGAACTACGAAGCCATAACGATACCAGATAGCAGTAGAACCACCACCAGTATAGGCAGCTGCACTACGATCAACTTCAACAGGTGTAGGAACAGCAATGTTTGTAAAGCTGATAGCACCTGGCTTGCAAATGAATGTGGTCTTTGTAGAACGATCATTTACGTTAGCAGAAGCAGACAAGTCACCTTGAGCAACACGGCTGAGTAATAGACGGAACTTACCACCGAACACTGTTTGGAATGTTAGGTTACCATCAGTAACTGTAGTTACGTCTACTAAGTTAGCAGCACGTAGTTCAGCTAGTACTTCAGGGGAAGTAACCATGTACATGAAGTCTGGCTCATAGTCTTTGAATGCCATGCCAAGAGCTTGGAATAGACGTTGACCACGAGCAGCACCGATAGCTGTAGCATCAAATAGTTTACGCTGATCAGAAGCAGAGGTAGCAGCGGCAGCACCGAATACACCAGCAGCATTGATATCAACGAAGTTACCAGTTGTAACTCCATCACCATCTGTGTCATAACCGACTAGGCCAGCGCCACGAGAAACTTCGTAAGCGGCTACGCCTTTGAGGGTAGCAACAATAGCGTCAGACTCGTCTTGGCTACGAACTTCAGAGAAGTCACGAGCAATTTTAGAGAGACCGTCTTGTTGAGAAACGATTTGTTGTAGGTTGATTTGCTCTGAACCAAATGTACGTACTGTTTTGATGTAATCAGCGATTTCTGTAGAAACATCAGTGTAAGTACCAGCATTGGCAGAAGATAAGCTAGCAACGTTAATGTTGGCAGCTAGGGGTTTGTACCAGCGCATTTGACCAATAAAGCTCTCGCCTGTTGGGTCAATACGGGCATCAGTACCAACAATACCAGTGCTGTTAAGCTTTTTGGCATTTGAGTACATTTCATCAGCATATGCAGAAATAGCAATAGCTACGTTTTGGAACATTGTATGATTAATCATTTAAAAAATCTCCTGTGATTTTAAAGGGTGAAGCTACCTAATTTTCCACCTGCGGCAAGTGCTAACACTTCCTCAGTAGTCATTTCAGATATCTTCTTATTGGGATCGAGTTTGGGAGTACCGTTCATATTGCTACTACCACCCCCTGAATTAGATTTAGGTTTAAATAGGAAAGAATTATCTTCATTCTTTACATATTGTCCTACAAAATCCTTGATTGATACACCAGATTTGTGAATCCATGCACCAGTCTCTGGATCTTGGATGAGTTGATCGATAATATCCCGATAAGCCATTTGGCCAGATCGGTCATTACGGAAATCAAGACCAGTTAATGCATTACGAACTGCGCCATCTCGGGTGAGTTCAGTTACTTTACCTTCGGCTAACGCAAGCTTTTCAGTGAGTTCTGCGAGCTTCATCTCAGCAACTTCTTTATGCTTACCTTCATCCTCTAGAGATTTCATCTTACGTTGTTTAGCATCATCTTCAAGACGAACACGCTCTTTAACAGCATTGTCACGTTCTTGGTAAGCCTTATCTAAACTTTGTTTGATTTTAGAAAGACGCTCTTCAACCATTCGATTGATTAAGTCTTCTGTATCTTTATTGTTAGCACCTCCACCACCATTATCAACCTCATCGATTTTAAACTCTGGGTTAGGTGTGTTGCTATCATCGAGGAACTCTTTGTTTCCGAACTTATCTACTTTCATCTTTATTTTCCTTTGGCACAGCCATTTAATTTTAATTTTTTAGGGTTTAGTTACAAACATAAACTCTTACGGTCCAATACCATACCAATCCATACCTTTAGGTATAGGAGCCAGTATATCTTTTCTCGTAATCTTGTTTCGAGGATTTATTAAGCCATCCTGAATAGCCTTTTGTCTTAAAGAGTTATAGGTTGCTCTTGACAACCCTTCTTCTCTAAGAGCAAGTAAAGTTTTCTCTATTGTATCACCTTCTAAGGCATCTGCATAGATTTCTCTAAGAGCTACCTTTGACTTAGCTGCTTGTCCGATGTTTGTGAAGAAAGCATCATGAATCGTAGCGGTTTCAATACCGTTTTTACGACCCCATAAATGATATCTTCTTACAATAGCGGCATCATTCATATGGTTGCCATTAACACCCATACCAATACCTGCTCTCATTAAACTTGATTTTCCTAGAAGTGAAGCATCTTCTGCTCGATCTTCGTAAATATTACGGACCATCCTATTAGCCTCTTTGTCATAGAACTCAATGCTAGTTTGGATTTTAGGTCTATATCTCTGGTATAAAGTCTTACCATCAAATGTTACCCAAGGTACATCGACCTTCTGAGTTTCATCAACGTAAGCTTTAGCAGCCTCTTTCCAGAATTGTACGAATTTTTGAGTTACTGGTGCTCTCTCAGCTAATCTCCGAGACATGATCTCAGAAACAGATTTGAAGTCTTGAGGACCAATTAGTCCTTTACGAGCATTCATTAACTTATCGACAAACGCTTCTACGTCTGGGTGAGAATCACGAGCATGTGATAAAAGTTCTTGCCCCACAGGGGTTTCACCTTCAACAACCTCATTCAACTCACGTTTTAATTGTTTAAGACCAAATACAACATTATCAGCACCTAGCCTATCTGCTTCTTTGATCTTTGCATCTATAATATTAGTTACACCACGAAGTTCTTCACGGGTAACAACAGTATATCCTTTTGTTTCTAATACTGAAGCAAATTTAGCCTCAATATTAGCCGCCTGTGTTGCCTTACCAGCGCCATAGAAAGAAACCATGTTCTGAGCCTTAGCGGCTTTTTGGAGATCAGTCCATTGAACATTAGCATCTCTTAATCCTTGTATCTTTTGAAACTCTGGATCAGACACTGTATCCATTGCTACTAAGTCATACAAACGATTCTTTTGAAGTGTAGGTAACACATTTGAGTTAATTGAAATATCCCTATCACCTGTGCTAAGACCAATAATCTGAGCACCAGAGGATGAAGCATCATTCTCAATCATTAATTTTGTTTTATAAGTTGATAGCTTTTTTAAATCAGTAAAGTCACCATTTACATGATCATATATTCTAGCATATTCAATAGCCAGCCTAGATATCTTTGGGATTTCTTCAGCTTCCTGAGAACGAATAATAGGGTGATCTAAGAACTCTCGAATACGTCTATCACGTTGAGTTGTTTCTCTCATAAGCCTACCAAGACTTAAAATATCTTTTTGATTTCTCATAAAGATTTCCATTCTACCTGCTTGTGTTAATGCCTCTGTAGCTGGACCTATCATAGGCCCAGTTTGAATCATTAACTCCTGAACAATCTCAGGTGTAACAGCTTCTGCCTTAACAGTATTTAAAAATGGACGAACAACTTCACCTCCAGTAGGGGTAAGAAACCCTTGATAATAAACACGTCCACGACCATCAATATTAGCAACTACGCTAAATGGTTTTCCAGTGTCTCTATGAAACTTTACAGTTTGCATAAAGCTATAACCTTGATCACCACGAGTTAAAATAAGTTTTCTAAAATCATTTAAGTCATCATACTTCTTTACGTTACCACGAGGATCTCTAAAGCGTACAACATCTTCCATAAATCCAGCATACTCATTATCAACTTCATATTTTAATGACATAGTATGATTAAGCATATCAGCAAAATCTTTATCAATTAATAACTTATCATAGTTAGCATTAGCTCTACGGGTAATAACAGTAATACCTGTATTTTTACCTCTAGCATCAAAATAAGTTTTCTCACCTGGTCTAACATAAATCTTATCTCTATCATTAATAATACCAATTCGTTGGCTTACAATTAATGCTCGATTAATCCTTTGTAAATCTAGCATATCTTTATCTAAGATTTGCACCTCACGACTAACAGTATCTCTCCAAGGACCACTGGCACGACCTGTCTCTAAGTCTACTACTGAGCGCCTAGTCTTTCCACGCTTAACAACTCGGATATAA